CGTTGAATGTGTCAAACAATATATCTTCGTTGGTAGCGTATCTGCTGATAATGTCCATTGTTTCAAACAGTCGAGGCACACTTTCTCGCCCATGCATTTTGATCACATCAACATACTCAAGCAGTTCGTCCCAGTCTTCTCGCCAAGGTGTGAAGTTTGCTGTTTTTAACGGAGTACTGGGATCTTCCTTGTCCCACTTTGGGCAACTAACACGACTGATTGGATCGTTAAAATATTGCGGCAGTTCGCCTTGTCTGGTATTGTTAAACTGAAAGTGTTCATCCATCATTGCACATCCACCAACACATCCTTCGTTTGCTAACAAACTAAGTTTAATGTTGTATTTGGTGGCAACTCGTTTCATCTTGATCAGTGTGTCTCTGTCACGCATCAAGTCACGCTCTAGGTTAACATAGTGAAATCCTGCTTCGGCCAACTTGGCCACTTCCATAGGAGTGTTTACATTACGCAAAATTGTGTTTTTAATGTTCAACTCTGGGAAGGCGGTTTGTATTTGGTTTGTGGCCAGCCAGTGTGTGTGCGGAATAGTAGCAGACCGTACACCAGCATCGTACAGCAGTTTAAAGTTGCTAATAAACAAATCTAGGTTATGCTGACTTGGCCGTATCATTGTGTTGTTGAATGTGGCCGAGATAGGAATCCCTGTAAATTCTTGTATCTTCAATGCCACGTCAATAGTGTCACCCGAGTCGGATATAAACACATCGCCCATGGCATCCTGGATAAACGGCGGCATACGACAAGTAAAATACAAGTCGTATATCCAGGGTTTATACTTTGTTAAAAATTGTAAGAACTGATCAAACTGGGCTTGATTCAGTTTGGGATTTATAGGAACCGAAAATATAGGTGTCATCTATATATTATACACTGCTCCGGCGGTGAAGTTCAAGTCTGTTTGCTGGTTTGCGGGCATATTGTATCCAAAATTAGTGTGTAACAGCACATTACATTCAGCCAAATTTGTACAATTTTTAATTTTGGCTTCTATTATTTGTTTGTTTGCCAACAATGTAGCAATGCTGGTATTATAAGCATCTATTGCGGCCAACACTTTTGACACCATTTCTGCTATGGTAATAGACCTTGCTGTGGCCAATGCTGACAGCATTGGAGTTGACACAGAGTTATCAGCAGTGTATGCTTCAGCTTCGGCTCGTTGCTGTGCCCAGCTGGTTGTCTCAAGCTGGCTTGTGGCGTCTATTTCTTTTAGTCGCTTGTCATATACTTCGTCAACAATCTTGCGCATGGCAATTTTCATAAACTTGGTTGCGTTGTTTTTGTCGGCGTCTGTCAAGTAATACTTGGCTTTGATTGTTTCATCTTCTAAACTTGATAAAAACTGCAATTGTTCTTCAGGCAATGTATTGGCTTTGACGCTGACATATCCGCTGTAGTTGCCGGCAAATTTCCAAGCCATTGCAACATCTGTATCAGCAATAGCCGTGGCTTTCAAATGTGAAATGTCTACTAGTTCCTTGACTGAGTCGTCAAGGAATCCTAGCACATAATCTAAATAGTGACCGGCTCGTTTTACTATTCCGAGTTGCTGGTCCGATACAGTTTTAAACAGTAGGTACATCTTCTTTTCCTTTGGTGCCCAAATACAACTGAGATGAAAGTTTTGTTGTTGGTGCATCTACTCCAAGTTGTTGGATGCTGTTGTTGACATAACTCAGTATGTTGTTTGTGCGTATTTCGTTTCGCACAAAATAGTCGCATGCCAACTCCATTACTTCAATCTGTTGTGCAGGTTCTAGCATACCAACTGCTTCCATGTTACCTACACCGGCACGACCATATGCTATCATGTCTAGTGCTGTTTGTTTTGCCAGGCGCAGTGTCCAGTATTCTTTTTCTAACTTTTCAGTTTCTGTAGAGTCTGTCATTATATCCATGATACGACGGCCGTCTTCAAGATAGCCTTCGGGACTGTTGTTAAATTCGTCAATGAGTTTGAGATAGATATCACGCTCATCGTAAGCATCCTGTAACCGAGCCATGCTTTTTCGTTGCATTCGTTGCAATTTCATCACTTCAAGCTGATGTAGTTTTTTCTGTGCTGGACTAGATGTTTGTTCTATTTCTTCAGTGTGGATTTCTATTTCAAATACAATCTTTTGTGATTCGTACTCCATACTTTCCACAGCACTTTCTCTGGTGTTTAATTCCAACAGGTACTGTTTCAATTTGGCGTAAGGAGTTATCTGTGCATTACCAATAAAGTTTTTGACTTTGAATTCAGGTATTGTCCAGTGTTGAGATATTGCAGTGACAATAAGTTCTTTGTGGTCGTTGGTTAAAAAACTAACATTAGTTGATAAATCGCTTACTTTGTATTGAGTCACTGATTGTTCCATATGATTATTTTATCCCTTCCATACACAGTGCCCGGAACTTCCGCCTGGCACCCCAGTTCTGACAGAACCGGCTCCTAATTCAAATCCTGATTCGGTTATGTAACTGAATCTCCAACCTCGATTGTTTTGGCCGGCAGCTGTGTAACATCCCATCATGTATTGATGATCTTGTCCCATATCAAAATTTTCTTCTCCAGAATCTCCTACTGGTTTTGTGGTAGTTCCAGAGTTGGTTTCAGTGGTCAAGTTCCAACGGCGCAAATTGTACCCACTGTTGTAAGATCCTTCGTTACCACAATACCCTTTGCCTAGTTTGGTGTTAATTCCTTTTTGTTGACTGCCGCTTCCGTTTACAGTTCCGCTGGTGTTAACAGTCATAGTAGATCCTGTTACAAAACTATACTTATGTGTGCCTTCGCCCCATGCAAAACCTTTTAGTTCGTCACTGATGGTAGCTACTCCAGCTTGCATACTGTCACCAGACAAAGATGTCAGTCCAGTTGATGCCATGGTTTCTGTGGTCATGTTAAAGAAATCAACTCCAGTTGCTCCGCCACCTACAATCCATGCATACAAATTTTCTTTAAAAAATGTGCCACAGTCGTTGCGACCAACGGTCATGTTCCAATTTGCATTTAGTCCAGCATTGGTTTCGGTTGCCAGGTAAAATGCCGCAGTAGTAGTACTTGTGCCCGGCCAACTGTTATCTGCACTCCATAAGAACCCTTTGCTGGTGTTGTTGACACCCGATGTATATGCTCCTGCATTGGTCAGTAGATCGCCCAAATTAGTCATGACATCAGTGGCATGCACCATGCGGTTGACATTTTTCCAAGGACTACTGCTTTGGTATCCGCCCATTACATAACCAGTTGTGATGATCTGTCTGTACAAAAACGAGCCACCAGATGCTGTACTGATCACATCTTTCCAGATGCCGCCATCATGTACTTCCATAACACCTGTATCTGTGTTGTAGATTATTTGACCAAGCGATGGACTTGCTGGTCGGGTTGCTGTGGTAAAGGCTGGTACCCTTACTCCATTTTCGTCTGCAATTACTGACGAATTTATATAAAATCCCATTATGATCCTTTCCAGACACACTGGCCCGAACTGCCGCCTGCTATTCCGGTTCTCAATGATCCGGCTCCTAGTTCAGCCCCGGACTCGGTTGAATAACTAAATTTCCAACCTCGATTGTTTTGGGCGCCATCATACATGCCCATCATGTATTGATGGGCTTGCCCCATATCAAAATTTTCTTCCCCAGAATTGCCAACCGGCTTTGCAACTGTTCCTAGACTGGTGTCAGTGACAAAACTTATTCTGCGTAAGTTATATCCACCATTATATGTGCCTTCGTTGCCAATGTATCCTTTTTGCAATTTACTGCTTATTCCTTTTTGCTGGGGGTGTGTTAACATATTACCCGAAGTGTATGTGGCGCCCAACCTCACAGTACCATCACTACTGGGATTTCTACTGACTTTTAAAACCATTGGTGAAATCACTGCTGTGGTTGTGGTGCTGAACATTAGCTTGACTGCCAGTGCTGATCCATACGCATATCCGTGTGTGTCTGTTGAAATTGCATCGCCAAAGCCGGCAGCATTTGCGCCAAAGTATGATGCGGTGATTAGGCCTTGCATGGTTTCTGTGGTTAAATTAAATTGATCAACATCGGCTGTGCCGCCTGCAATGTATGCATATTGTGTTTCTTTAAAAATAGTAGCAATATCATCATGTGCTTGCCAGGTGTTCCAGGCAGAGTTTAATCCGGCGTTGGTTTCTGTAGCAAGATTAAACGCACTAGTTGTTGTTCCAGCAGCCATTGAGTCAGTGGTACTCCACAAAAAGCCCTTGGTTAAATTATTGACTCCTGAAGTATAAGTTCCGGCATAGGTCAACAAGTCGCCTAGGTTGGTCATTACATCAGTTGCATGTACCATGCGATTGACATTTTTCCATGGGCTTTGATCTTTGTATCCACCCATTACATAGCCAGTTGTAATGACCATTCTGGTTAAAAACGTTCCGTGGCGAATGTCTGCGGCATCTTTCCATACGCCAGCATCGTATATTTCCATACGATGATTATCTGTGTTGTATATAACTTGTCCTTGTGTTGGACTAGACGGCAATGATGCAGTGGCTTTTGATGGGACAAACATTCCTGTATTGTCAAGAGATACTGTGTTTCCAGTTAGAAATGCCATTATTTACTTTCTAAATGCTTCTTTAACTGTTCAACTTCTGTTGTCAATTCCTTAACTGCTTCGATCAGTAACGGAACTAGTCGTTCATATTGAACTGTCAGGTAGTTTTGATCAATTGGACTCGGTGCAACTGCCTCAGGCACTACCCTTTGCACTGACTGAGCACTAACTCCAACTTGTCTGTATCCTGGAGATACACCCAACGACACAGCCAACTCATTTGGCTCATAGTAGAACGTTTCAATTTGACCAACTTTAACTGTTGGGTGTTCTATTGTTCCTAGTATTGTTTTGAGTCTAACGTCAGAATAGGAAGAAAATACATTACCTGTAAAATATCCGTTGCCAGCACTGACGTTACCTGTTACACTAATACCTGTGGTGGTTGCTACTACAACATTTGAAGTGCCGCCAACCGATGTGGTAACATTGCCGCCTGAGGAAACCACGGTTACACTACTGGTGCCGTTGCTGATGTATGCAAGTCCGCCACCACCGCTTTGTACTACCCAGGCCAGGTTACCGGCGCCATCAGTTTGTAAAACATATCCGTTGGTACCACCAGATATTTTAAGATTTGCTACTGATCCTAGACTGACATTTGCAGTAGATATAAAATTAACAACTCCCGTGGCGTTGCTAACAGTTAGCCCAGTAGTTGTAATTCCTGACGAAGATACAACTACAACATTTGAAGTACCGCCAATTGAAATATTTGCATTGCCCCCAGAAGCACCAATGTTGGCTTCGCTGGTTCCGTTGGATATTTTTGCGGCACTTGTATTAATGCCAGTGAGTGCAGATCCATTGCCAACAAAGTAACCGCCGGTAATGTTACCTGTGGCAGATATCAATCCACCAGTTAGTAAATTACCACTTGTGATGTTGCCTGTGACACTTACTGTGGTTCCTGTATGCGTAGTGGCGTTGACATTTGCACCACCTAAAATATTACCACCAATGATGTTACCTGTGGCACTGATTGTACCTGTTGACACTAATGCATTACTTGCGGCATCAAATGTAAGTCCAGGGCTGGCGGCGGCATTGCCTACACTGTTGTATAGTATTTGTGTATTTGACCCTGGGACTGTTAAGTTACCAGATATATTCCCCAGGAACGTCCCAATAAAATAACCACTGGTGGTTATATTACCAGCAGAACTCAAACTTGTTAGTGTACCAACTGATGTTATGTTTGCTTGTGCTGCGGTAGTTACAGTGCCTGATGTTGTTGCAGATGTTGCTGTACCTGATGATGTAGCATAGGTAGCATTGGCCACAGTTCCTGTTACGTTTGCTCCAGTAATGGTAGTTAGTGGGGCACCGTTACCAACAAATTGATTTGCATTGACGTTTCCAGTTACACTGACGCTGGATAAAATACCAACTGAAGTAATGTTTGGCTGGGCCGCTGTTGTTACGGTGGCAGCTGTGGTTGCGCTACCAGCACTGGTAGCATATGTTGCATTGGCCACAGCACCTGACACATTAGCACCGGCTATACTATTAGCTGTGGTTGCAAATGTGGCTAACCCAACAGTTACATTTGAAACATTTGCGTCAGTTACAATAATATTGCCATTCATGCCTCCATGAGCAGAACATTGATATTTGTAATTGCCTGTTATACCATACGGAATTTTCCAATATAATGTTCCTGATATTTTGCCTTGTGCTGAACTAGTTGTTGATACTGTTCCTGTAGTATCAACGTGTTCTAACCCAACGCTATAGTTTGCACTAGCACCTGTTTGAATTAAGAATGGATGCCCGGATACATTTAAATTAAATGCCAGTGTTTGACCACTGGTAACGTATATTGTCGGATTGACTGTAGCGCCATATTGATCAAAAACATATCCAGACATTCCGCTAGCAGTGACATTCAACCTTGTTGTACTTTGTAGATACAATTCATCTGTGGTTAATCCTGCTGTGTTGAAAGTTGAGATATTACCAAAAGTTAATGCACTTAGTTGACTACCATTGCCCGTGAAGAAATTAGCTGTTGCTAAATTGCCTAAACTGGCATTACCAGAAGTAATATTAGCTGTAACCGTTACCGAACCCAAAGTACCAACTGAAGTAATGTTAGTCTGTGCAGCCGTGGTCAATGTACCTGCAATACTTGTACCTGACAAGTTGCCACCAATGACATTACCAGTTGCCGATATCAATCCGCCTGTTAATACATTGCCACCAATAATGTTACCTGCGGCAGAAATTAAATCACCAACATTTAAATTGCCAGATATGCCTGTTCCGCCAATTACCTTTAACGCACCCACATTTGACCCTATGCTTGGCAATCCTGATCTGACTACTATGTTACCAAAATTAGCTGTTCCTTGATTGTTATTAATTGATGTATTAATAGCACCTGCGGCAATTATACCAGCTGTGGTGTTTATTGTTGAAATAGCACCAGTTGGGCTAAACACAGTGCCTACTGGATTTGGATTGTCAGTTGTGGGAGGTGGCACAAGAGCAAAACCGCCAGATGTTGCGTCTGTTGTAATTTTGGCACCGCCCATGTCAATGGTGTTACCACTAATGTACAATGTTCTAAATCGGTTTGTAGGGCTACCTAAATCATAAGTTATGTTTGATGAAGGTATAATACTGCCAGAGAGATTGACATTTCCACCAATGGTGGCAGTACCAGTGACCGACAGTAATCCAGCTGTGTTTAAGTTGCCACCAGTGACATTACCAGCAACTGATACAAGTCCAGCAGATAAAATATTTCCACTGGCACTAAATGAGCTTGTTACAGTAACTGTACCTGTGCCATTAGCGGTTAATGTTAAATTGTTGTTAAGTGATTGACTGGTTAAATTATTAACTGCAATGGGATTAGCAAACTGTATTGCGTTGCCATCACTGCTGGTAATATTGTTCCCGGCTGCAATTTGTAACGGGCCTTGTATCTGAATGATACCGTCACCAGTAGGATCAATGCGTATTCCGCCCGATCCTGATGTTTGTAATGTTAAATTTTGGTTGGTATTAGCACTGACTACAATTGTGTCGGCACTAGAACTCAACACCTGTTGCCCGTTGATGTACAATGATCCAGGACCGATGTAAACTTCTTTCCAGGTCATTGAGGGTGCACCTAACGCATACAAATTGTTTGCGGTAGGAATAATGTTTCCGGTCATGAGCAAATTGCCGGTAATATTAGTATTACCCGCAGTATCAAATACTACTAAGTTTGCAATCCCGCCCACACCCACAGAGATGTTTCCTCCGGAACTGGCTATTTTAACATTGCTGGTACCTAGTGCAACATTAGATGCGACACCAGTTGCTACCCCAGTTAACTGCGAGCCGTTGCCCAGGAAAAAACTGCCGGTAACATTGCCACTTGCACTCAATGTATTAGTTAAGATGTTGCCGGTAAATGCTGTAGTTACATTCCAAGTGGTCGTAGACGAATTGTAGGTGTACAGTACACCATTGACCGTGGTTGTTTGACCGTTTGTGGGAGATGTGGGAAATGCCATATTTTATTTATTGGAAAGTAAATGAACCAAATGTCAGTCT